GCGGGCATTCACTAAAGTGGAGTTTTTCGAATATGGCGTTGATTGAGCTTCAGCGTTTCCCGGGAACGCCAAAAGAACGCTACAGGGTGCCAAACGGCACCCTTTTTTATGACTGGCTGGCGGCCAATGACGCTACCTTTCACCATGACCTGCTGATCGCCCGCAACGGCGTGAGGCTGAGCGACGATGACGAGCTGGCGTTTGAACTGAGTGAGCTGGACCACATCCAGATATTCGACCAGCCAAAGGGCATTGTCAGCGACATTCTTAGTCCCATATTCAAGGTGGTCGGAACTGTATTCGCGTTCCTTGCCCCAAAGCCAGCCATCGCGAATACAGGCGGCAATACCGTAGATTCACCGAACAATAGCCTGACCGGTCAGACAAACACCGCGCGCGTTTACAAAGCCAAGCCGGATATCTACGGCCAGGTTCGCTCATTCCCGGACCTTATCCAGGAGTCGGTATTCGAATACGTCCGACAGGATGCCTTTGACGGCGGCCTGAAGTATGTCACTGAGTGGATGTGTGTTGGGCTTGGTAAATATGACCGTGAGTCTATTCGTTACTCAGAATCAAGTCTTGGTAGCATGGCTGGTGCTGAATACCAATTCATTGAGCCAGGCGAGGTCATCCCTCAGCTCGTCGAGGGATATGGCTTCGATGATGTAGACGGGCAGGAAGTCCCCGGGCAGAACGAAGCGGGTGATTTCCCGATCGAGACGGCGACGGCAAACACAGTCGTCAGCGGGACATATTCAGGCGGCCAGATAGCGGTGAAAATAGTTAAGCAGGCGGAGTTTGATTACTTCATGGACCTGGTGCTGCCGCATGCCGTTACTTTCACTATCAACGTTACCTACAGCACGGCTTCCGGGTCGGTTACGACGGATGCTACTTTCTCCGGCACGCTTATCTCCGCCGTTGAGACAAACGACGGTGCGGTGGTTAACCCGGTGCGCTGGTACACATTCACAATGACGGATTTGCAGGGACCGCAGGACATCCCGGCAACGGCGACCATCAACACTACGAAGTTCATTCTGAACGACAACGAAGCGTTGGTTGTGGGGCCTTTCTTCTCGCCGGTGGAGTCTTCTCAACTCTGGCTACATACGCAGTCAAGCCTGGGAGGGAAGAAGCAGACAAACTGGAAGGTGGTTATCTGGAAAATCGACGACGATTACAACCAGATCCCCGGCACTACGCAGACGTTTACCTATTACCAGGGGACGCCACACGACCATACGAGCGAGGTTTTTTATCGCACCGACAAACTTGTGCCGGCGGCCGGATTTGGGAAATACGCTATCAGCTTCCAGCGAACCGATAACTCCAGCGATGCCTCTGTGCTGAAAGTGGAGGAAATCCACGCCATCAACATCAGAACGAACGTCGTTCATCCTACTGATACGCTGGTTCGCATAAAAGTCCGGGCGACAGAGAACGCCCTGGGCAGCCGGGAGCGCAAATATAACGCTCTGGTTACGCGCCACACAATCACTTACGACCTGAACACTCAGTCTGTGGATTACACGCTGCGGCCTTCTCGCTCCTTCGCTGATGCGGTGGCGCACACCTGGCTAATTATGGGTGAACAGCCGGTCAGCAGCATTGACCTTTACGGGCTGTACTCGATCGCCGAAAGCCTGCCGGATGAGCGTCTTGGTTACTTCGACTACACGTTTGATGACGAGAATGACTCTCTCGGAGACCGCGTGCAGGCGATCTGCAATGCGGCGTCGGTGGTGGCGTACTGGGATGACGGTGTGCTCACGTTCACCCGGGATCAGAAAATTGCCTATCCGGCGGCCGTATTCAACCGGGCCAACATGAAGACGGACGAGTACAAAATGACGTACGAGGCCACGCTGCCTGGTGGTTATGACGGCGTCCAAGTTTCCTACGTTCACCCGACCACGAACAACAAAACCTACATCAACTACCGCGTGCTAAACGGCGCTATCATCGAGCAGGAGGCAGAGAATCCGAACAAGCTGGAGATAGTAGGTTTCCGTAACGAGTACCAGGCGCGGGAGCGTGCACTGCGTGAAACGAGGCGCCTTATCTACTCGCGGGTGAAGATGAACGCCAAGGTGTTCGAAGACGGGATTATCCAGGTTGGCAGTGTCATACAGATGCCAGACATCTACGACAGCAACCAGCAGCAGGGTTATGTCACCGGGCGAGCCGGAAATAACTTTGATACCAGCGAGCCGATCACGTTCTCTGGTTCGATGTATGTACTGGTGACCGACAGCCTGGGGAACCCGACTCTGCGTTACCCGGCCATGGCCCGCGCCGACACGAAATATGGCTTCACTGCGGCAATCCCCGACATTCAGCTCAATATCTGGAACGGCGACACGGTGCAGCTCCCGTCGCGCTATTTAATAGCCACCGTTGAAGAACTGGACAGTCAGCTGTGGAAGGTAAGCAGCATCAAGCCTAATACAGACAATACAGTCTCTTTGACCGTCGCAGAGTATAGCGATCTGATTTACCAATAAGACCTTCCCGATAATCCCAACCCGGCCACTGCGCCGGGTTTTTTTATGGAATAAATATGGCTACGCAACCAACCAATCTCCCTGTTCCAAGTGAATCACCTCGCGACCTGAAATTTAACGCGGGGAAAATTGACGAATTCGTTACCTCTGCAAACCATGATTATGTTGACAGATTTGGCAATAAACATCGTACAATTGAAGGCATAAATTACGATGCGAATCAGGCAATTCTGAATTATGGCTATATCACGAAGGATTCTTTTGAAGATGGCAGCACCATTAGCCTTGCTAACGAGTGCTTACGCTGGGAGAGCAACGGCGAGTACTACAGATGGGATGGGACGCTACCCAAAGTAGTTCCCCCTGGATCTACACCTGATAGCACTGGTGGGATTGGGAAGGGGAAGTGGGTTGGTGTTGGAGATGCTTCTCTGCGCTCAGACCTTAAAAAACCATCTGGTACAGATTTGGCTAATGGTACTAAGAACGTTACTGGCGCAGTCGCGAGAAGCCTGACAGATATGTTATCCGACCGTCTTTCACTCCATGATTTTGGTGGAAATGATGATTACGACGGTTCGAATGCTACTACTGCCACAAACAACAGAAGTGCTTTTGCGAATTATTTTGCCTATCTGAACTCTATTGGTGGCGGTGTACTAAACTTAAAGAAAACTCCAGGTGGAACCGGCAAGTACTATGTTAACGGCGATGATACAACTCAAGTCAGCGCGCCAGTGAGGATTGTTGCTGATGATGGCGTAGCTATTTATTTGAGTTATTCTGGTGGCGCGCAAAATAGCCCGTTGGTTAATACCGGTCTCAAATCCAATATTCAAATACCTATTCAATACCTGAACTTTGGTTTTGGTTCATATATTGGTGCCAATGTACAGAGACAGCTAGGGGAGATACTACCGACAGTTAACAATGGAGACGGTGTATACTCAAACCCTATATCATTGAGTGGTGTAAATGATTTCAAGATAGTTGCATTGAGTAATGTTAATGCAACTATAGCAGCGTCTTCTACATCCGCGGACAGTATTGTTTATGCTGGAAATGGAGAGGCGAGAGCTGCGGTAACGTCAGCCGTTCCGGGTGATGAAGTGCATTCTCTAATTTCTTCATCTGTTTCAGGTGTCTTCTTTGCTGGCGTAATAACTGCGCAGGGATATGCATACATTGCCCAGGATTCAGGAACCCAAGCCGTAAAATTAGTAGATGGGACGAATGGTCTTCCAGGAGTCGTTCAAGGAGTTCCATACGCCCTGCTGAATCAGCAGCGTGACAATTTTAACAACTCATTGTTGACTGTAAAAGTTACATCGACTAGAACTTTCTCTGTTCTTGTTAACGGTTTAACGGTTTATAGCTATACTACCAGATCTAATATTATGGGGATTTGCTTCGGAACAGAGAACATAAACAGCAATGTGAGTGTATCTCAAATGAGCAAAGTTTCTGGCAGGAGTTACGCTGGAGCGAAAGCCCTTAAAATTATTTTTTGCGGCGATTCAATCAGTGATCCATCGGTTCAGTATTCTCATGTT